GGGGCATGGTCGAAATCTACGCGGCGGCACTCGGCTCTGCTGTAACCGTAGCCGGGCTTGCGGTATCTGGACTTAGAACGCAAAGCCAGCAGGGCAGAGACTCGCTGGTTCGCTTGACCGTTGCCGTGGACAACCTCAGCCGTCAGCTAGACGTGTTGCACACAGATATGAAAAGCGTTGACCAAGAGATCTTCGCCAGACTTGGGGCGCTTGAGCAGGCGATGGCGAAAGTTGAGGGCCACGCGAACAGAAACTAGACTTTCAGCAGTTGAACAATTCCAATGTTCTTGATCCTGAAGCCAATCCTTTTTCGGTTTTTGCGGTCTGAGAGTTTGAAGCGTTTGGTTATAGACACCCTCTGGGCATACAGCAAGCGTTCGGACAACAAAATCGACGATGCACTTTGTCGCCTCCTAGAGCAAAACCTGCTGCCACCGGTCACTGATAAGTGATCCGCAAGCGCGTTGTCTTTGCAATCTTCATTGGGGTGCTAACGGTGCTTTCTGGTGTAATGCTGACCAGTGCTGGCCTGATCTATTACGCAGGTTTTCTTGATGGCAACAAACGCTGTGACGCGGGAAAATTGAGATGACGCCCCGCCTTGGGAACCTGATGAGCCTCGCGTTGCTCCCCTTTTTCTCGTTCTTCAGATCGGACAGCCCGCATCAACTTGCTGCAATTAAGGAGCTGGAAGATGCGATGCCTGAAGAATTGTTGGCTGAGGATGCGGCTTGGTTTGAGTCGTGGAAAGCTAGCGGCATTGCACAACGGGCAATCGTTCCTTACGTGCACCAATTAAATTTCAAACGCAATGGCTACCGAAGATGCTTAGACGCAAGCGCGGCGATGGTTGCAATCCTCTACAACAAAGTCAAAGACGCAGAAGAGTATGGCGAGCTACGGAAGAGGTTTGGCGATACGACAGACGTGAAAGCGCAGATAAGAACGCTGAGAGAGCTTGGCTTGAACGCCGAGTTCAGGAATGATGGCGACCCAGCTTTGTTAGAAGCCGAAGCCGCAAGTGGACGCGTGACAATGGTCGGCTGGCTGCATCGCGGTGATTTGCTTCGCGGTGAGCCGCCAGAATGTGGCTCGCAAACGTGCGGTCACTGGTCACTAATCGTGGGCTTTGAAGGGGCTGAGCAGGAGGGTGACGCACAGTGGGTGATGCACGACCCCATGGGGGCTCCGAAAATTCAAGAGGGTGGGCACTCCCGTTATGGCGGCAAGAACGTGAGAGTCCCGCGCAGCACTTTCAATCAACGCTGGATGGTGGAAGGTCCAGGCAGTGGCTGGGTGATCCTTGTGGATGACGAATGATTGGGGCGCTGCACATGGTTCTCGCGCCATGAGCTAATTAGCAGGCCGGGCACCCCTGCGAGCCTGACTGACCCGCTCATAGAGAGGGAGCGCACACGGTAAACAAAAACTGATCAGATGACAGCAGCAAAAGAGTTCAGACGAGCCGACGCGTTAAGGGTCACCTATCGCAAACCACGCGAAGGCCCTCCGTCCTATCTGGTGTGGGTGCCGCATGCAAGCTTTATTTGCTTGACTCCTGCTGATGTACTCAAAGCCGTCAAATGGCCGCGCTATACCCCTACAGGCCTGGCTTTGCGAGAATGGCTTGACCAACAGGAAGGCGTGTCAGTTTCAGCTTTGCAGCCTGCTCCACTGACAAAAATTGAAGGCGGGCTAGAAGATTGAATCTTTATTGGCTGTGGTCATATCTCGTCGCCTTCTACAGCACGGTGGTTGTTGGCTGTGCTCAGCCTGTGAACTGGGGCAACTGCTGGCCGCCAGACTGGCTAATTCACAGCGTGCATGATTACATGCGGGTACGGGTTCCTTATTCAGAGGAGCGCAAAGTTCTTCAATCCTTGAAAGCCCATGAGCTGGAACTGGATGTCGGTACAGCTGGAATTGCAAGAAGAACTAACCCTTGAAAGGCAGATCAGATCGATTTACAACGTCGAAGACGTGCAGGCATTGCAAGAGTTGTGCAGCTCACTCATTCGCACGTCGTGGCACCAATCGCGTCTACTGAGCCAGGCTGTGCAGCGAATTGCTGAGATTGATTCTGATGAGATGATGCGGTCCGTTTGATCGGTTGCTTTCGTATTTTCTCAACCGCTTCAAGCAATTCTGTGTAATGGCTTTCTTGTGCTTTAGAAGGCGAGAAGAACTCGCCCTCCAAGATCATGCCCATACCGTCAAGCGCGTGAAACGCTTTTAGTTCAGGGCTTGCCATCAGAACGGAATGTCGTTGTCATTGCTGCCCTGCAGCGTTCCAGGCATCGGACAGCCCTGTGGTGCCGCTGGTGGGGTCAATGCAGCCGGGGCAATGCTGCCATACCAGCCGTCATCATCTGTTGCGCCGTCTTTTGCGTTGTGGCTGACGTTGATGCACTTGACTGACTTGGATTGCTTGGCAGCAAAGTCCCAGACATTCATGTCTTTGTGCTTGCTGGTGTCATCCGCAAGCGTCATCAAATACTGCGCATACGCTGCAACAGATTCGACGGGAATTTTGAGCACAAGCCTTTTGCCATTGGGCCTGTATTCGTGGTCAGGGCCGTTTTCGTAGACGCTCCATTTGCCGTTAACGGGCAGTGCTGCGATGTATTCAGACATTGTTGTGTAGATCAGGAAAGATTGAATTTGCCAGCTCGTAGGCCAGCACGTCGTGAAGCCTGTAGCGGATCACCGGTATTCTGGGACCGTACGCAAGTTGGGACACTTTGTAGAACACAGGGCCAGTTCCGTGCTTGCGATACCTGGCCAGCGTGCTCGTATGTTTGCCCCAGCGTTGCGCTAACTGCTGTTCAGTGAAAAAGGGTCCGGCGTAGTCCGGGTCATATTGATCTTGGGTCATGATTTTACGTTGGAAAATTCAGCAGCTCTAGCTTTTGCATCAGACAACGCTTGAAGCAATACCTTGATTTGACTTTGATTGAAGTCCTTGTCTTGACGAATGTGCACCTCGATTGTTGACCAATCGGTGTCATTGCCTAAGGTTTTGATTTTGTCTTTCCAGTCCTTGGCCTTTTTTGCTGTGCCTACCGCAACGACAGCTTCGCGTTTGTATTCAGCGGGCGGTTCGGACTTGACTGGTGCTGGCTTGGCTGTGCTGCCATCCTCAACATTGGCTTGCTCTTTGTCATAAAGGGCCAGGCCGAACTGATTACCAAAAGTCATCAATGCACGTTTGCGGGCGTCTGTTTCGGCTTCCTTCACGGCTGATTCGTGCTTGTCTCCTACGCTGCCGCCGCGTCCATGGCCAGCGCCCCAACCTTCACGGCTGATGCCACCAACTGTCACGCGCACCTTTGCGATGTAACTGATGGTGCCTTCCATGCAGACGCATTCCATCTGAAGCGTTTCGCTAGTCCATCCGCCAAAGCCAAAAATGCGGTTGGCTTCTGCGATTGCATGCCAGCCCTCAATGTAGGAAAGCTGTCTGTTGCCACCACCTGAGCGGCTTTTAACATGCTTGCGATCAAGAGGCTGAATTAAAGCCTCGGCTTGTTCTGTCGAAAAACTCATGAGTCAAAGCCCCAAGAGGGCAGCGAAAGGGTTTGCGGTTGGTTTGGCGTGTAACCGGGCCAGCTATTAGCAGCGCGGCAAAATGCCACGGTGTCTAGTGCTTTTTTGCGTAGCCATCGGCCTTCAGTTAAGGCGTCATCGTCTAGTTCGTAGATGCCGATTTGATAGGGCGGCTCACGCTCGACAACTAGAAAAATGAAGGTTTTTGCCTGCGCCAATTCTAAGTAGTGGGCGCTTTGCAAATGATATCTAAAGTTGACGATTTGCTTAGTGAACGCAGCAGGGCTAGCACCACCAAGGCCAACAGTTTTGAGGTCAACAATTGTCTGATCGTCAAGCCAATCAAGCTTCCCTTTGACTTTCAAGCCGGTGCTTGCGTCTTCCCCATAAATGGAAATTTCAGGCAGACCATCTGTTAGCAATTGTTTTGCCAGTGGGTGCCGCCTGATTGCGGCATTGACGTTGTGCGCCTCAACGTATTGAGCTTGAGTGATTGGCTCAAGGCCAGCATCTTCTGCAGCTTTAGCGGCGGCCTTCCCTGCCTTTGTGTTTCGCGGTCCGCAGACTGCATAGGTTTTATCAAACCTGTCAGGCTCAAGAACGGCCATGTGGTCAATAGTTCCGCTTTGCATTGCTGCGGTTGGCAGTTTGCGCCGTCCGCCGTTGTGCTTCATCTCCCACAGCAGTTGCGGGCAATCGAGCACGGCCTTTAAGTCGCTTTGACTGTATGCAGGATCGTCAAAATAACCTTCGTCGCCGTGTTTGAACTCAGGCATTAGAACTGCTCCTGCTCGTAAAATTTGCTACCAGGGCCGTACACCGCCTCAATTTGGGGCCAATTCCGAAGAATCTTGGCAACGTTCTCTGGATCGGCCACAAGACCAGCGGTAGCCAAGGTCCGCATGAATGACCCGCCATGGGACTGACAGGCCCTGAATGTTCTGAGGACTTCGTTCTGCGTCATTTTGCGTGTAGTCTGCAAACGGGCAGACCCTGTCTTATCGGCCAGGGGTGGTTGTTTCACGGGGTTTGTCCTTTTATTTGTTGAGTTGTTCGCAGGCGGCTTGAACGCCTAGGCGGCAGTCACGCTCCGTCATTTCATCGAGCGTGGCAGTTAAAGAAATGTAGAAAGCACCACCAAACAGAATCAGCAGGGTGCAAGTGAACAGGGGAGCCATCCAGCAGGGCAGCTCTTGTGGGCGGTAAAGCTTGTTCATTGTTTTTAAGGGGGGAAAATGTGGGGGGCAGAGCCCCCGTAGCTGTCAGGCAGACAAGAACTCGTTGACGCATTGACCGGTAAACCAATAACCAGAGAAGTTGCTTTCAACTTCGTGGCCGTTGGCCTTGGCAAAGGTGAACAGGCTCTCGGTGGTTTTGCCTGCTTTTTCCAGGGCGTACATGATCGAGCCAGAGAAGACGAGAGCGTTGGGGTGGAGAGGGAGGCTGGTCATTGGGGCGGTTGTCTGAACTGAGCTAAGTATGACCGCTTTTGCTAGGTCTATGCAGGGGATTGTGCCAGAAATGCAACTGGCACAAGGTAATCAGGCGATGGCTTGATATCCATCGGCTTTAACTGCCGTCCAAATCTTGCGAGCTTCTACGCGATCCATGTATTCAGGATTGCCGGCAGGAAGTAAAGAGAAGAACCCTTGAGAGCCCTTGAGCTGGTAACGAGTGACAGAGATGTTTTTGCTGCCCTCAAACTCGACGAACTCAACAGAGTCGGTCTTGATGCCGCCTTTGTTGATTTTGTAAAGAGCGTGGATTTTGTTGCTGATCATTGGGGTGGTTGTCTGAACTGAAGTCAGTATGGACCTGATTGCCACCCTTGTGCAGGGGATTGTGCAAGTTATGCAGGCGGCACAACCCCTAGGGGCCTTAGACCCTAAGAGTCCGTTCAATCAGGCTCTCAAGCTCACCGCCGGTTCGCATCCCGTTGTTCCAGAGGCCTGTCAGGGTTCGCATGTCACCGATCAGGCTTTGGCAGTATTCGGCAGCGTCTTTGTACCGCTTAGCGGTCGCCAGCAGGTGGTCGGTGTGGCCGCAGCTCAGAAAGTATTCAGCAGTCTTGTTGAACTGTTTTTCCAGTCGGGCAGGTGCCTTGCAAAAGCGGTCAAACTGCTTCTGCTGGGCTTCGGTCATGCCGTTGGCTTGCTTGGCCTGACGGCCGCGACCTGCGCTGCCGTACTGGTTGCCGGTCTTGGTGCGGTACCCACTGGGCAGAACACCGTCGTAAGCCTTGTGCAGGGCCTCAAACGTCCAGCCTTCGTGCTCGTCTCTGAAAGTGGCGTAAGCCTGGGTGCAGTTGCGAGCCTTGCCCTGATTCATCAGAGCGACATAGGAGCGAGCAATCAAGCGGTACTTGTTGCCGCCGCGACGAACGGCTAGGTCGTAATCGAGAAGGGTTGTCATGGGGTGATTGGCTTGACTGATGTCAGTATCAAGGCAAATGCAAACCTTGTGCAGGGGATTAGACCAGAAACCCGATTGGCACAGTTAATCGTTGACCACCCACACAAATGCCGCGCGTCCAGTGCGTGTGTCCCGCTTCAACTCACTGCCATCAAATGCTTTCTTTTTCACAATGAACGGCGGCTCGCATTTTGCCAAGTCACGAAACCGTGCGCTACACGTTTGATGCGGCATTCCCAGCGCAACCTCTGCCTCATCGCACGTCATCCCATTAGGGCTGTTGCGGATACAGCGGAGAACTTCAGAGCACAGTCGATTGACTTGTGGCTTGATGCTTTCAGCGGCATCACGGCTGGTTGCTGTGTTGTTGTGCGGTGCCGTTGGGTAGTTAAACAACGGGCCACAATCGTTAAGGGAGCTGATCATGTGGTCAAAGTGAAAGAACGTTTTTTGCTAGTAACTTGAACTCAGCCAAGGTGCCGTCAAATTCTTCGCCGGTTGCAATGTGCTTGGCGTAATATGTACGGCTTTGGTTTTCACCATCAAAAGCCCAAACCTGCCAACCTTGCTCTTTAAGCTTTTTTCTGAGCTGACCGATTGTGTAGTCCACTGGCTTTGCCATTAGTGAGTTTTTGATAGTAAGCACGACCAAGAGCAGTGAGGCCCTTGGTTTTGCCAGTTTTAAACGCATCTTGTGCATCGGCCTTGGCTTGGTTTTGTATGCGCTCCCAGCTATCGCCGGTGATGCGGTGTCTAAGGCTCATTAGAAAGGAGCCACGACGGTTTTCTTGACGTACTGCCCAGCAGCAATCGCAGACTGCACCCAACCATTCAGCTCGGCTTCGTCCGTGGTCCAGTCGAGAACACCAATGGAAGGGATCTCAAACTGCCAGCAAGGCGTGTGCTGTGGCTGGCTATCTTCCCACTCGTCCTGCATGGCTTCGTAGCGGGTTGTTTCGTGAAAGTGAAGCATCGGGGTGGTTGCTTGAACTGAGCGAAGTATGGCTCCGCCTGCTGGCCCTGTGCAGGGGATTGTGGCAGAAATCAAACTGGCTAAAAAATGCGCTTGGACGCTTGCGGGGCTCCTGAGGCTCTGTAGCGTGCAAAGCGTACAGACGCTCTAAAGCGTCAAATCACCTTGAAAATTCATGCAATCCTTCCCCCGCCGCGAAAAGCCTGCGTCAAAAGTCGGTCCTCGCCTTGAAATTGCACCTAATGAAATTCGTAAGCTAATGAGCAGCACACATGGGCTTAGCACGTTGTTGATAAACAATAGAAACTGGGAGTCTTTTTCTTGGAAGGGTAATGACCTTTCTGCCCCTATGCGTGCTCTGTGGTCTGCCGAAAGCAAAGGTTTATACCCAGTTAATGGCCAGCGCGCTCAGCACATCGCCGTAGCTGACATCACAGCAGAAATCAACGCTTATTTGACAGAGCTGGGCAAAGCTCTTGTCAGTGACAACGCCGTACTAAACAACTTGCGTACAGTTTCGGGTTACTTGCAAGCAGCATTCGGCGTTTCAATCGTTGTAAATCGTCAAGCTCAGACTGTTCACTTTGTTGATGGCATCGATAACGCCGAAAACATTGAAAAGTATTTGGGACAACTAAAGGCTAAGCACGCCAAGGTTGCTCAAGAGCTTGATCATGCAGTTGCTTGTGGTTATGACATTGCGCCGATTCTTGCCGCTGCAGAAGCATCCACAGGCTTAAAAGTTTTGCCTGCACGCACTGCTGCTTGATGACTGTGGGGCCTTGTGCCCCATTTAATACGCATACGAAAGCACTACATCATGAGCACATCAATCATTACGCCAGAGGTGATCAATCAGGACACCTCAATTCTTGAAGAATCACCCATGACCGAGGGTGAGGAAAAGGAGCTGGTGATCGTCAAGACAGCGATTGCCTCCGCTTATTCCAACCGCCTTGAGCAAGACATCGCCATCGGTGCAGGATTGACTCAGATCTTTCGCCGTCGCCTTTATCGGGGCAAAGACGGCGGCCGCAAATGGGATGACTGGTTAAAAGAAGAATCAGCTGAAATGACCGGTGGGCGCGGAACTTTGGGCAAGAAGTCAGCCTTATGGCTGAGAGGCTTTTATCGGTTTCGTTGCGAAGTGTTAACAGAAGGGAACGGCAGTTCCCCTGGCATTCCACTTCCGGCTTCGCCAACACAGATAAGACCTCTGATTGGTCAACTGGAAACCCATCCAGAGGCTGCTGTTGAAATGTGGAAAGCGGCGTGCGCTGATGCTTCCCGAGAGAAAAAAGGCAAAGTTCCAACTCATGATCAGGTTCAGCGGGCTTATCTGGCACACATGGCCAATCAGGCCAACGCTGCTCGTCGCATCTCACCCGTAAGGCAAGAGATCAATAAACGCGCCACTGAAATCTCAAGCCAGGTGCGTGCTGAGCGTGCTGCGCCTGAAGAGGTGCCAACCCGTGATTGCAGCCTGCCACCACAGGCATCCGCTCCAGCTGCTGCACCTTCGATTCCTGCTTGGGAAATCCAGAAGGATGATGACAGCGTGGACGCTGCAGGTGAATGCAAACGCATCACTCAGGCAATCAACGATGCCCACAAAGCTATCGGCCTGTTGCGTGGCATCCTTTACAGCCAGATCAACAAGTACGGCAAGGACTACATGGATTTTCTGCGCCAAGTTGATGCAGGTGTCTACAGCCTGAACACCATTGATAATCAAGTGCAGCAGATGGGTGAAGACATTGACTTCATCACTGATTTGCTTGTCGCTGATGTTGGTGAGGGTGAACTTTCTAAATCAACAATTGACATAACAACGTTTCCCACAAAGCCATAAACAAAGGGCGGGTTTCCCGCCTTTTTTATTGCACTTCCTCAATCTTGATCAACGCCCCAGGCCTTTCGCCTGGAACGCAATATCGCTGCGAGGCGTGTAGCTCCACCACAAGGCAGTCATCGGCATACGCTGCGCCGCTGAGGCCATCCAGCGTGCTTCTGCAGCACTTGTCAATATCGTTGCGTTTGACCGTGTAGTGCTGCCGGTAAGCCTTGCTAGCCAGCCCTTTTGCGGTTAGATGCGACGCAGGCCGCAGAAACCTGAACTCAGCTGTCACCTTGCAGGCGCCTTCAATCAGCGGCTGTCGTGCGGCAAGAGCTTCAGATCTGACGGCATCACGCCAAGGGCCAACGCGCTTTGACGCTTCACGCATGCCGTAACGCGTGCGAACCTTCGACCCTTGCGGTGCGGGTTCGATCCCCTGAATGTCGATCTCGTACCGGATGCAATCCATAAAAAAACGGGGTCACCACAACCCCGCCATGCCCCTTTCGCAAATGTCCTTTGCAAATCCATTTTAAGTCATGTCATTTCTTTCGCAAGGTGTGCCTTTCACAGCCCTGCCATCAGCCCTACGGGGAAAACTTCAACCCAATCAATTAGCTGTTCTTTGGGTCATCCAAACCTTCACCGGATCTAATGCGAACTGCTGGCCAAGTCTCAAAACGATCGCGGATGGTGCATGTGTTTCTGTTCGTACTGCTCGCAGCGTTCTTGCCCAGTTGGAGTCAATGGGATTGCTGCAGCGAGAGAGGCGCTACACCGACCAAGGGCACAGCTCGACCAACCTTTATCGAGTGACGGTTAATCACCTGGCAAACACACCAGAGCCTAGTTTTGATGGGGCGGCAAAATCTGCCCCTACCCCGGCACCTGCTGCCGCACCCCCCGGCAGGATATGCCTCCCCCCCCGGCAGGAGCTGCCGCCAGAACTAAATACAAATAAAACTAGATTCAATGAAGAACTAAACAGCCATAAAGCTGCAAAAGGCCCAAAACGCGACAAGCCGGCGTACTCCGAGGAGTTCCTGGCCTTTTGGCAGCGATACCAGAAAATCAAGAAGCGAGCATCAGGCCAGTCAAAGCCCAAGGCATGGGCTGAGTACAAGAAGCTCGCCAAAGGCTCTCAGAAGGCCCTAGAAGGCGCTTTGATTGCTGCGCTTAAGGATCAGGCCATAGCGGAGCGCAACGGCGGCTTCGCGAGCCCTTTCCCCGATTGCTTCAGATGGCTGCGTGATGGCCGGTACGAATCCTTTCTGGAAACTGCCACAACCGCAAAGGCGCAACCTGCACCCCTGCTGCATTCTGACGCCCAGGAAGGTGATCCCTTCTAAACACCCCTGGTCACAATGATTTCTTCGCACAAGCGGTCGTCACTCGACCGCGACACGACCTTTTACGCACCAAAGGTCGCTTGCTTCGCCTGCTACGACTCCGGCATTGTCTCCAACGGTGATGGCCTGCTCAACGACTACCTGACTGACTACGACGCCACCGTGATCGACGGTGTTCTGCATCGTCATGGTGGTTCAGACCTTGCGATCATCTGCCACTGCACCGCTGCTTACGAGTCCCAAGACTTCGAGAGTCAGACCACACGCTCAGGCTTTCGCGATTCCTCAGGCGTCAAATCAACCGACATCAACG